ACCAAGTCCGCGATGTGCCCTTCTCCGCCATCTCCACTAAAATATCAGCCCTTCAGAGAACAATGCCCCGTCGTAAGGTGATTGAAGAGGATCTGGAAGGCGCTGGATTCTTTAGCGATGTCTATAATCTGGGACGAAAGGCCGTGGGGCGCGTGAAGGATGTCTTCCGTGGTGTGCGTCGTGATTACCCTCCCAAGGTTCGCCAACTGCTTAGCGTCGTGGGAGATCAGCCCGTGGTTCAGATGTATGTGCGTCGCGATCCGATTCGTGCGCCATTACACACCGTTCTGAATCTGCTGACGGTCGGGAAGTGGAATGAGGTTCGCGCACGGTATTCGTATGATCGGGTGTTTCACTTGGGATTGGAAGTCGTCGTCCAACCGAACCCTTCCTCCCCCATTAGCCAACGCTATGTGATTGAGAAGAATGAGGTTATCAATGTCGCACCGGCGAATGCGATGACGGAGGACACCGAGATCGTGAATATCCCAATGTCGGGGACGACAACCATCAAGACGCTCCTTGCGGGCGGCCAGCAGCGGCAAGGGGACAAGTTCTTTCTCTATGATGCTTTCACTAATAACTGCCAGAACTTCATTGAAGATATTTTGGTAGCGGGTGGATTTGCTACCGCAGACATTATAGGATTCGTCAAGCAGCCGATGGAAGGGGTCATCCAAGAACTGCCGTCGTTCGTTGCGCCCGTCGCGCGGGCTGCGACGGATGTGGCCGCATTGGCGAATGTGGCGCTTCAAGGGCAAGGACGGCTTATCGGAGGCGCAACGCACCGAAAGGCAGTCCTCAAGCGATATGGGCTGGAGGACAAGGGCTATTCATTGGCTGAACTCTCCAAGATCACAAAGGTTCCCAAGGGCATCCTTCAGCAAGTCTATAATCGTGGGATCGGGGCTTACGGCAGTTCGCCGGATTCGGTGCGCCTCAAGGGGTCGTTCGTCAAGAATGTGAAAGCGCCGATGCGCGCGAAGTTATCCAAAGAGCAGTGGGCTATGAGTCGCGTCTATTCATTCCTCAACGGGAATCCTAAGCACGATAATGATCTGCGGGCGAATGTGACGGGTGAAGGGTCCGGGACCGTCCGATCGTTCCAAGAGCAACTCAAGGCAATGGGACTTCCACCGGAACGGTATCTGAAGGAGGCACGACGCAAGGCCAAGGCGGCGGGACTGCTTTCAGAGAACTTGCGATTCTCCGACAATGGAACCCACAAACTCACGATCACCGACCCGAAGGGACGGGTTCGCCACTTTGGGCGTATCGGATATGGAGACCATTTGATCTACCAGTTTCTGGAGCATACCAAGAAAGTGCCGGTGGGTGAAGCCGCCAGCCGGCGGGACCGCTTTCAGAAGAGCCATTCCAAAATAAAAGGCGACTGGCGAAAGGACCCTTATTCACCGAACAATCTTGCGCTATCGGTAAATTGGTAATGTTCGCATCGCCTACGGCAATCTGTCGTTCCAAAGGGATCATCGGGGGTTTGCTTATCAGAAGTTGGCGTTCAGCCTCTGATGAGGAATAAAGTGTTGTAATGGTTGGAAGGAACTGTAGTTCGGTCGCCATCTCTAATGGTCTGTGGGAAGTATTTACGCCTTCGCAACGAACCAAGAGAACACGGCATCCACGGCGGGGACCGCTTGGAGCGTGATCGTGAATTGATTCGCGGCAGCCGTGACGCAAGGGGGCTTGGTCTGCGCGGCGATGCCGGGCGTATTACAAGTAATCAGCACAAGACCACCCGCGGTCAGACCGGGGGCGGGGACCACGACCGTGGTCGCGGCAGCAAGAACCGTCGCCGTCCCCGACTGGGAAGGCGCAGTGAAGTTCAGAATACAGTTATTGACGGCACCGCCCACACGAGGAGCGGCGCTCACACGGAGAACCTCCTTCTGGGTCGGGGGGCTGACGGTGTAATCCCAACCAACAAGGCCGAGTTGGCCCTCCTCGGCACCCGCCGCCGGAACAACCAAGCGCCACGCTTGCTGCGCGCCAACTGCCGGGAGAGGTGCCTCTGAAATAAAGAGGGAGGAACCAACGCCGACCGGAGCGCCAAAAACGGCATCGCCGTTCGTAGTGATGGAAGCACCTTCGGCACAGACAAGGCTACCCTTGAGGAGGATGCCGCCTTGACCGATCTGAGCGCCTTCGGCGATTAGCAGAGACTGCGCGGATGCGCCGGAAGTAATTGCTGAGGCCATCTTCGCTTATACAGAGTCCGAACATTTTTTATTTGGCGATCCTACATCAGTCGGGCTTCCAGACCACGACGACGGCCCGCACCCGTCCCCGCGCCCGTGCCGGCACCCGCGCCAGCGCCCGTGCCGTAACCGACGGCACCCATCGCGCCCTTCACCTTCCCCATCATCCCATCCTCGGGGAGAAGGCCGCGGACCGCCGAGAGGGCGGGCTTGGTCTGGTGGTAGATGTCCTTCGCCTTGCTGAGAACATTCGCGAGGGATGAGAACATACCCGCGCCACCCACATACCGGGCGAGTTGATCGGAAGTCCCCATAGGCGCGAGAGGCGCGCTGATGATGTCTTGCTCGGACAGAACACCCTTGATGATACGGGAGGAACCACGGATGGACTCAAAGAAGCCAGAGTTGGCCGTGATTACATACAGTTGGAGGCCGGACTGGCTGACGGCGCTCGTGTTCTTCACTTGGATGTTGAACTGGAAGGTGAAGTTACCCACCAGAGAAGGGGCTTGGCCCGTCTGGAGAGTGATGTCTTGCGATGGCTTCAGCACCAGCAGACCGCCCACCAGAGGGATACGACCGGCGGCGGCACCGCCGAAGTTCGTGCTTACACCGCCCAGAGAGTTGGAAGGCACAGCCGAACCGGAGTGGCCCTCGCCAATGAAGGAGTTGAAGTCCATATCCAGACCGTTGCGGACCGACATCGCATACAGTTGTTCTGTCGTCTGAGACGAGAGCAGACCGGAAAAGTTATCAAAGTTGATTGAGAGGGGTGCCGTCACATTGTCGGCTTGTGACGCAAGAGGGAAGTAGTAATCACCTTGGGTGGGATCCAGAGACGCATCCGAAGGCTTCACATAGATGATGAAGAGATCGGGGATCTGGGGCAGAGTGATCGTCTGCGACTGGATCTGGACCACCGCGCCCGAAGGCACCGCACCGCCTTGGTAAGAGGTGATGTAACGGGGGAACTCCATATACGGCACGACGGACTTGGGAGGCAGAGGCACATCCAGCGAAGGCGTGAGGAACTGCGCGTTGATGCGGGAGTTCGCAAAGGGGCCAGAACTGGAAGTAGAGTTGTATGCGATGGACGCACCGGAGATCACACGGCCATACTTGGTCGTGTTCCGCACAATGCGGGTAGGCGCGCGCAGATTCATAATCAACTGGATGTTATTGATACCGAAGAGGCCAGTATCAAACTCGTGGGTGTCGGCAAACACAAAGGGGGACAGAACCAGTTTCTCCGTGGTGCCCCAGCGGAAATAGATCTGCTGGGCGGCCAGCGCGGCGAGGACGGCCGTCCATTGGCCGGGGACGACACCGGGAGGGCTACCAACGGCAGAGGCCGCCGTGGAAGCCCACACCGCGCCATTATACTGAACCAGCGCGCCAACATTGGCGGCATAGGCGGCTTGGGTCGCAGACCAATCCGGAGGCGCGGAAGGCACACCGCCGATGCTTACATACGGCGCACCCGCAAAGGCGGGCAGAACCACGCCCGGCACCGATGATGCGGAGTTCGTCACCAGAGGAGAGCCGAGCGTATCGGTATAGACCACATTATACCACGCACCGTTGGGGGACTCCGCAAAGTCCGTCTGGTTCTCAAAGCCCGCCAGCGGGTTATTGACGGCACCGGCGGCATCGTTGTAAGAGGCATACTTATCCAGCATCGTCGGGCAAGTGCGCTGGGTGCGATTCTTCTTGTAGTCCGTCAGCCGGAGAACCTCGCGCAGAACATCTTGCGAGTTGATGACGGAGGTCGTGTCGTTGATCGTGGCCGTCATCGTGGAGCAGAGGGAGTTCATCGGGAAGGCGCACAGAGACCAATCGCGGCCGTAGGAGCAGATGGGCTGGCCCGCCGGGATGGTGTTCGTGGAGGTCGTGGAGAAGGTCATAAAGACCGTGTTGGACCATTCCAGCGCACGATCCACATACACATTCTCGGAAGGCACATAGATGTTGTAGGTGTGCTGGGAGGCCGTGGCCGCGATGGCGTTGAAGGGCGCGTTCGTCAGCGACAGAGCACCCTTACAGACGGCATACTTGGGGCGGGACTGGACGATGCGGGAGTCAAAGACCGCGAGTTTCTCAATATCGGCGGACATCCTTTATACATTGGTTCTACACTTTATTTTCGTGGAGATGGACGAGAAGGGCATTCCGCAGACCTCGTCTCGGGATGATACATTTTGGAGTGTCGGGGAGATTGGCGGATTGGCCTTCTCCTCCTTCCCCACCACCCTCATCATTCCATCCTTGATTGTGATGGTCCATTGGGTCAGAAGATGCTCTTCGGGAAACACAAGAGGGATTTCATAGACCGTCTTGTGTTTCAATGCGCTTACGAGAATGTTGCGTGTGTGAGCCCAGATCATCTCTACTTGACTTACAGAGTCCGGGGTGCGCCGGCAGCCGCATCCTTGCGGCGGAACATCAGTTTGACGCTCACGGAGGAAAGGTTAAACATATTGATCGGGTAGAGTTGGGAATCCAGACGGTTCTTCCAGAAGACTTGGATATCAATGTTGCGGATGTCTTGCTTGGACGATGAGAAGTCCGACAGACGGTATTCCGCCGTGGGCGCGTAGTAGATGAACTTGCGATAGAGGG